GGTGAGACGAGACTAGCGCGCGGGTGCCACCGGCGCCCCGTTAACCGCCGATCAACGGAGCGAGTGGCACTCCGAGCACAACCACGGCCCGGCCTGCCGCTTGGCGCGGCAATAGACGGACCGGCCGCAGGCGGTGCACGTGGTGTGCTTGGCGTACTCGCCCCACCGCGTCCACTCGGCGCGGGCTTGGAGCTCCAAGGCGTTCACGATGCCGCCGCCCACTCCGAGCTCACCACGCCCGCGAAGTGACACGCGCGGACTTCGGAGCGGGGCAACCGCTCGCGGAATTGCTCCACGTGCTTGGCCTCGTGGGCGAGCGTGTCCAAGATGGCCTCGTCCATGGGCACCGGCTTGTCCGATCCGGGCGAGTAGTGGTCCGTGATGACCACGAGGTAGCGCCATTGCACCCGGCGGAGTCCGTCTAGGTTGGTCACGCGCGGGAGGTATCCGTAGGCCCGCCCGAGCGTGCGCCGGTTGTAACCGTGACGCTTGGCGTGAATCACCACTCCGTCAAGGTTGACGTGCTGCGCCACGTACTTGATGGCGGCCACTAGCTCCGCGTCCGGGATGCGGCTCGTGTTGCGCCACGCGATGCGTTGGCCACGAGTACGGATGATCCGGTGCGGGCGGCGGGCCGCCTTCGGTACTCTCTTCGTTGTCAAGGTTCTACTTTCCGGGGCGCCCCTCCACGGGCGCCCCTTCGCGTTGGTTGGCACCATCTTATCAACCGTTCTCCAAGCGGACAACGGAAAAGGATTCCGTTTGCAGGGGTTTTAGCGTTGCCGGGTCCGCGAACACCCTGCTAATACGGTTTTACAAAACTCTCATGGTGCTAGTCCGCGTTGCTGGGCTAGTAAATCCGCACCGGCGCCAAGGGCTCGGTGTCCGCCAACTCGGCGGCCCGCCAATAGGCCGCGCGCATGGCGAGCGCCGCGTCCACCGGCGCGCCATCCGGCGGGCGCACGAGGCGGAGCGATCCGTCCGCGAGGTAGCGGGCGCGGAGGTTGCGCACGTGCTCGGCCACCAAATCATCGTGGTCATGGGCAACCCGCGCCTCCACGATGGCCCGGAACAACTCGTTGGCGCTCGCGGCCTCGGTGTCCACGCCGAGCGGCCACGGTTCCAGCGGGATGCCCTCCGCGCGCAGGCGGGCGAAGAGGCGCGTCCGAATCCGCCGGTTGTGCGTGACCTCCAAGACCTCCCACCGCTCGCACGCCTCCGCGAGCACGGCCGCGAGCTCATCGTCCGTGGCCCGCTCGGCCGCCCAGCCAAAGAACACGGACCCGTCAAGGGCGGCGCCGCACACCGCCACCGTGCGTTGGTAGGTGCCCTCCACGCCGAGCACCACCACGGCGCCATCGGGCGGGGCGGCCACATAGGGGCACGCCTCCCACGAGCCGGGCGGTAGCCACGCCTCCGCTTGGTCAACCCACTGGCCGAGGTGGTACACGCGAAACTTGGACTCGGGCAAGAGGGTGGCTTGGAGCTCAAGCGCGGCCGGGTTGAGGAACCCGGCGGCCATGGCCGGGTTGGCCTGCCGCCACGCGCGCCGGTCATCAACCGGGCACCCCTCGGGCGCGCTCCACTCGCGATAGACGACGCCCGGCGGCAACTCGCCCTCTAGCGAGTCGCGGCGGATCCTCCACAAGATGTTGGGATCAAAGCCGGGCGTGCCGATACCCAAGAGGTGCGCGTCCCCGCGCTTGCCGAGCCGGGCAATGAGGGACTCCACGAGATCATCAAGGGCGAACCCCACCTCATCCACAATGCCGAGCGAAAAGTTGAGCCCCTCAATCGCCTTGATCCGCGCCGCGTGTACGCGCAGGCGTGAGCCGGTGGGCCGGTAGCGGAGCTCCGCGCCTTCGTCATAGAGCGCGCAGCGCGCGCGCAACTCGGGTTGCAACTCGGCCATCCGCGAGGCGGCCAAGACCACCTCACCGGCCTGCCCGAGTTTCGTGGCGATTACGTCCACCTCCGCGTAGTCATCGCCCCGTGAGATGCGCTCCAAGGCAAGGGCGCCCAACAACGTGGTCTTGCCCTGCCCGGTGGGCAGCGAGGCGAAGGTGGCAAGGTTGCCGTAGGTGTCCCCGATGAGCTCGCGCTGGAACGACGCGAGGCGCATGGGCTCTCCGGCGCCGTAGCCGGTGGGCGTGATGGCGTAGCGGCTCACCCAGCGTGCGGCCCGGCGCGCTTCGTCCTTGCCTTGCCACGCCTCCCACGGCGGCGGTTCCGCGAGGGCGAGTTGAGGCTTAGGTCCGGGCTTGGCGAGCGTGCCCCGGAGTGGACGAGTCTTGGCCATCTCCGCAATCCCTACCGGAGTTGTATGGTATTGGCCATGCGCCTGCCGTTCCGGCGCTCATCGCCTCAGGATGTGCCCGCCCTCCCGGTTGGACGGGAGGAAGGACTAGCGGCGGCCCTGCGGCTCTCCCCGTGGTTGCCGGACGGGTTTGACCCGGACCTCATGGGCCTCTTCGGGTTCGGGGACGCGCTCGTTGAACGCATTGGCACCGTTGACCGTTGCCTCCAACTCAACTCGCAACAAATCGCCACCATGCCGCTGCGTTACAAACACGCCGAGAGTGCGCACGCCTTTCAACCGCGCTGGGTCACGGACCCGGATCCCGCTTGGTATCCGAACGGGATTCACGATGCGGTGTTCTCGGCCATTTGGTCCATCTACGCGCGGGGCGAGGCCATCTTTTGGTGTACCTCCCGCTATGAGACGGGCTACCCGGCCACCTTCACGGTGGTTGACCCGCGAGCGGTTGAGGTGGACGTGGCGCCGGGCGGCGGTGAGCGGACCTTTCACGCGGGCGGGGTGGAGCTCAACCCCGATGACGTGGTGCAAGTCCAACGCAACCCGAACGGCGCCCTGCGGGGCACCGGCGCCCTAGAGGCGTACGCGGCAAGCATCGCCTCCGCGTTCATGGCCGAGCGTTACGCGGCGGACGTGTACCGCTCCACCGGCGCCACCCGCGTGGCCCTACGGTCAACGCAGCGGCGCTTGAGCGAGGAACAAGCGCAGGAGATTCAAGCCCAATGGGCGAGTGCCGTACAACGGCGCGGCGGCGCTCCGGCCGTGCTGCCGCCGGACCTAGAGCTCTTGCAAACACTCTCCATCTCGCCCAAAGACCTCATGCTCTTGGAGGCCCGCGATTGGGACGCGCGCCAGATTGCGGCGGCCTTCGGCGTGCCCGCCATGTTGCTCAACATCGCCATAACGGGCGGCCTCGTGTACCAAGCGCCGGTTCAACTCTTTGATCTTTGGTGGCGCTCGGAGTTGATGCCGTGCGCGGTCAAGTTGGCGGAGGCGCTCTCGCGGTGGTTGCCGCGCGGGCATTGGGTGGAGTTTGACCCGAGCGCAAGTCTCAAGCCGGACCTTGCCGCGCTTGTGGGCATCTACTCCAAGGCGTACACGGATGGCGCCGTGTCCCTAGATGAGTACCGCGCTGCCGTCTTTGACTTGCCGCCGTTGCCCGAGGGTGACGCGGCGGCCGAGCTCGTGGAGGAACCCGGCGCCCACGGCAACGGCACGGTGGACGTTCCAACGCTGCCGGACTTCATAGAGACGGAGGTGGAATCGCTATGACCCGCGCGGCCATGGTGCGCTCGTTCAAGACCGAGTTGGAGGCAACCGAGGGGCGCATGGTGGAGGGGTGCGTTGTGCCCTACGGGGAGGCGGCCCGGGTGCAAGACCTCAACCCGGACGGCACCCTCACCTCCCCCTATTGGGAGGCGTTTGAGCCCGGCGCCTTCCGCAAGCAAATCAAGGCGGCCTCGCGGGTGGAGCTCCGCTATGAGCACCGTGACGATCTCGCGTCGTCCATCGGCATATGCCGCTCGCTCCACGATGAGGCGGCGGGCCTCTTCGGCTCGTTCCGCGTGCACGAGGGGCCGTTCGGGGACCAAGCGCTCGAGCTAGTCCGCGAGGGTGTCTTGCCCGGGTTCTCGGTGGAGTTTGAGGACCGCTACCGGCATTGGTTCCACTCGCCCGAGGGCACCGTGTTGCGCCGCTCTTGCGAGTTGCTCCACGTGGGGCTCACCCGCTCGCCCGCCTACCCGGGCGCGCTCGCCCACGCCCGCTCGCGGCAGGAGTGGGAGACGGAGCTAGAGCTACCGCCGGTGGATGAGGCGCAGCTAGAGCGTTTGCGCGCGCTCGGTGTCGTTTTGTAACCTCCCGGGAGAACCGCACCCCTCACGCGGCCCATCTCGGACACCGGCACCCCTCGCTCGGAGGCACCCCGGACACCGCGAGCCGCACCGAGACACCCGGTCATCACGCCAAGCACTTGGAGGCTAAGACCGTGGCACCTAACCCGGTATTGCAGCGCCTCGTGACCGAGCGCACCTCGGTCAACGAGAACATTGACCGCGTACTTGACGCGGCCAACGAGGAAGAGAGGGACCCCACCGAGGCCGAACGCGAGCTCATCACGCGGCATCGCGCGCGCCTCACGGAACTTGAGCCCCAAATCTCGGAGCTCCTAGAGCTAGAGGAACAACGAGGGCAGGCAGCGGACGCCAACGCGGTGCTCAACCGCTCCACCCCGCCGGAGGGCGGCGGCACCATCACTCGGGCCACCACGCCCGAGGCGCCGGAATCGCCCTACACGCACTTTGGCCAGATGGCGCGGGATGAGATCCTCGTGCGCTTCGACAAGGTGGCGGCGCGCGTGGGTTCGGACGTGCGCGAGGCGGCCGCGCAGCGCTTGCAGCGTGCGGTAGCCAACACGCTCACGCCGGACATTCCCGGCATCCTGCCGCCGCAGCATCTCGCGCAGATCATCGACGTAATCAACCGGGCGCGGCCGGTGGTGGACGCCTGCCGCTCGGTGGGTCTTACATCCGGGGTGCTCACCTATCCGAAGATCAAGCAGCGGCCCACGGTGGGCAAGCAGACGGCAGAAAAGACGGAGTTGCCGTCCCGCAAAATGCAGATTGACCTAATGACCGCCAATGCGGAGGTGTTCGGCGGCGCCGGTGACCTCTCTTGGCAGAGCGTTGTGTGGTCCAACCCGGACGCGCTCAACCTTTGGTTTGAGCTCGCGGCGGAGGCGTACGCCATCGCCACCGAAGGGCAGGCGTGCACGGACCTCGGGGCGGCAACCACCACCTCGGTCACCGTTGGCTCGGATGACCTTGCCGGGTGGATGGCCGCCGTGACCGAGGCGGCCGGGGCCATCTACGCGGCCACGGGGCGGAGGGCGGACACCCTCTTCACCGATGGCACCGTGGGCTACGGCCTGCTTGGCATGGTGAGCGCGGACGCGCCGGTGTTCCTCTCGGCCGGGCCGGGCAATTTGCAGGCGGGCACCGGCACCATCGCGGGCCTGCGGCTTGTCATCTCCAACGGGTTTGGCGGGGCCACCGCCATCGTTGGAGATTCGCAGGGGATGCTTTGCGCGGAGAACGCGGGCGCCCCGGTGGAGCTCCGCGTTGTGGAACCGTCCATTGCCGGTTTCGAGGTTGGCGTGGTAGGCGCGTTCTTGGCCGAAGTGGTTGAGCCGGGCGCCTTCGTTGACCTCGTGCCTCCGGCCGGGACCGGCGGAACGAGTGCCACCAAGGCGGCGGCCAAGTAGTCATGGCCTACGCCACCACCGATGAGTTGGCCGCCGCGCTCCGGGTGCGCCCAACGGACTCCAATACGGAGGCGTTGCAAGCGTGCTTGGACGCGGCGGCGGCGGAGATTGACCATGACGTTGATTGGCTTGACCCCACCGAGCCCGAGCACTACCCGGCAGGGGACGCGCGCCTCGCGTTGCTCAACCGGATCAACCTCGTGCGCGGGGTGGAGTGGTGGAAGGCCAACGATGCCGCCTTCGGACTCATTGGCTACTCGGAGATAACGGGGGCGTTGCAGGCGCCGCGTGACGGATTCTCGCGACACGCCATCGGACTCACCCCGTGCAAGCAAAAGTGGGGGCTCGCGTGAGCGTTGCAGCGTTCACGCAATCCCTCGCACTATGGGAGGTGCGGGGCGCTCTTGCCGCAGCGTTGGCGCCTCGCACCGATCAAGACCCGGACGTGCACCCGGACCTCGTGGACGCGGTGAGCCCGCCGTGTCTCATGTTGGAGTGGGCGGACCCGTGGCTCACGCCGCGTGCCATTGGGCAGCGGTTCGGCCCGGGTTGGTGGGACGCGCACGCCAACATCTTGTGCATGGCGGGCAGGGTTGAGCCCGGCCCGGGCGTGGAGGATCTTGAGCGCCTCATTGCCTACACCGTGGGGCGCTTGGTGGAGGACGCCCGCTCGTGGCCGGTGGAAACCTCCACCGCACCGCGCCGGTTCGACATTGGCGGGGTGTCCTACTTGGGCGCGCGGCTCAACCTCAGCGTGCCCGTGACTATCGACACGGAAGAGGTGACACCTTGAGCGTGCAAACGCCCACCAAGCCCATGCCGTTGATCCTTGACAACGCGGGCTTGCAGATTGGAACGGGACCGGATGCCACCACCCTCGTGGAGTTGGCGTGCGTGTCCACGCATGTAGAGCTCGCGCCGGACGTGGCCATCACCACCGTGGACACGTTCTGCGGTTCCACGGACTACCCCGGCAACGTCAAGTGGGTGCTAAACGCCACGCTTGTACAGAGCCTTGACGCGGGCGCAACCGAGGACACCTTGAGCGCCGCCGTGGACTCGGACGGGCCGGTGCCGTTCTCGCTCGTGGGCTACCGGGACCGCCCCGTTGGCCCGACCAACCCGGAGTGGTCCGGCATGGTGGTGCCGCAGCCGTATGCGCCGATCAACGGTGACGCGGGCGGCGAGTCCACGATTGAGTTGGCGTGGGCGCTTGTCTCTCCGCCGGTCAAGTCCGTGGCGCCGGGCGGCGCCTTCGCTACCAAGACCAAGGCCGCCGCATAGTGGCGGAGCCCGCCATCAAGGTGGTGGGTTTTGACGAACTGGTTTCGGGTTCGGAGGACCTCACCCGCCGTATCGTCAAGTCATCGCCTCGCGCCATGAAAACCGCCGTGGATGAGGTGGGCGCACCCATGGCGCGGGGCTCGGTGCCGGTGGTGTCCGGTGACCTTCGGGGATCCATCACCACCGGCGCGGGCGTGGGGCGCAACTACGGCACCGCCTTCCTCGGGATGGGCGAGGGCTTGCCCTACGCCGGGTGGATTGAGTTTGGCGGCACGCGCGGCCGCAGCTACATACCGAAGGGGCGCTATCTCGGCCCGGCAGCGGACCGGGCCACCTCCCAAGTGGTCACGGCCCTCAGCGGCATGACCCAACAAGAGATCGGACGGACCTCATGGAAGAAACCGAACGTTTGAGCCTGCCCACCCATATTTCGGTGGCGGGCGCGGAGGACTTGCGCGTGACCCCGAACGAGTTGCGCATGTTGAAGGCGGTCACCGGCAAGACGATGACGGACCTCATGGGCGAAGAGGCGGACGACGCGGACCGGATGCAAGCGGTGGTGTGGCTAGAGCTCCGGCGGCGCGGTTACACGCCCGCATGGGAGGACGCCGGAGACGTGGCCATCTCGTTCACGGGCGAAACGCCACCCTCGGACCCTACGCGGACAAATACCTTGCCGGACTCGCCGCGTTCTGCCGATTCTGGCGGATGACCCCGAGGGACGTGGACGAATTGAGCGCGGAGGAACGGCGCGCCCTTGAGCGCTACATGGTGGCCGAGCTCACCGAGCGCAAGCGGCAGGCCGAACGGGCGCGGAGGCGGCGCTAGTGGCTAACCCCTCAATCGTTGTTGATTTTCTCGCCAACACGGCCAAGCTTGAGCAAGGGATCAAGAGCCAAAAGAGCCTCGGGGATCAAGTCAAGGGCCATTGGAAGGCGATTGGTCTTGCCGTAGGTGGCGCCGTGGCGGCGGGCGCGGTCAAGTTGGCCAAGGACTCGGTGAACGCAACCGAGGACCTAGCCAAGTCCACCATGCAATTGCAGCGCGTCACCGGCATGGACACCAAGACCGCCTCGGAGTGGGTGTCCGTGCTCAAGACCCGGGGCGTGGAGACGGGCACGTTTGCCAAGTCCATGACCGTTCTCTCCAAGCAGATGGAGGCGGCGGCGGGCGGGTCCAAGACCGCCACCAAGATGTTCTCGGACTTGGGCGTGTCGATGGAGGACGTGCGCAAGGGCAACACGCAGGCGGTGATGCTGCAAATGGCGGACGGGTTTTCGAAGATGGAGAACCCCGCCAAGCGCGCGGCGGACGCGCAAGCCCTACTCGGGCGCGGCGGCGCTGCCCTCCAACCCTTGTTCTT